GGTCTAAACTTCATATACATTTCTCTAGCTAGCCTACGCAGTTCTGGATACTCAAATCTTCCTTTGAGATTACTCAGCAGCACAAGGTTGGCAGCATACTCCTCTTCACCATTAGAATATTCCTCCTGCATTCTAAAGATACCCCATGTCTGAATGACACTGTAGTCAGCCGTAGTCTTTGTGGAGAAAGCCGTATCATATGTCTGTATAACAAAGTCGCAGGCAGGTGGCTCATTATACTCCCATTCCTGTAGCCAGTCCTTCTTAATCAAGCCTCCCTCTTCTGGAGAAGGATTCTGCATATACAGACTTTCCCAGTACTTTGATCCGTTGCTTGCCCTAATCTCTTCCTCGTCAATCTTCAGAAGGTGGTCGGGTTTCCACTCAGGAAAGTACGAACTACCTACTGGCAGGCCCAGCAAGTCCGCTGCTACCTCATCTACCCATGCAGGAATGCTGACTACCTCCCAAGGAATGGAGTACTTGGACTCTCTATCCAGTTCCTGCTTCAAAAGCCAACCGCAAAGATCATCATAGTGGTATCTGGTATTGATAATGATAATCGAACCATTTGGCATGATACGGGTTCGTAGACCAGAAGGATACCAATCCTTAATATACTTCCTGCCACTTTCTGAAAATGAATCTTCTTCAGACATTACGTCGTCTAGAATTGCAATATGTGCACCACGACCAGCAATCTGTGACCTGACACCGGCAGCATAGTAGGAACCATTCAGGTTTGTCTTCCATTTACCAGCAGCACGAACGTCAGCCCTTAGAGATACGCCCTTGAATATCTGCTGAAACTCTTCAGCATTGACAATATCTCTGACACTACGACCAAAGTCTGAAGATAGCTGGTCACTGTGCGATACCGACATGATTTCATGGTTAGGCGAGTTGCCAATATACCACGCAGGGAAAAGCTTTGAGCAAATAACAGACTTAGAACTGCGAGGCGGCAGGAAAACCATCAGCCTTTTGATCTTACCCTCCTGCACATCCTGCAATTTCTGGGAAAGAACCTCAATATGCCTACCCATTTTCCAATCAGATACCAGAGTAGGCGCAAATACCCGCACAAATGTCAGAAAGTCTGTCCTCGCTCTTGTCATCAGCAGGGTTTCCATAGCACTTGCCATGCCTGCGTAAGCTTCCAATCTACTAATCTCTACAGGATTTTCATCATTGTTATTTTTTACCATTAATCCCATTTTAAAATCCTAACTAAATGTCCTGACAAACATCATATACTCTATGTAACCCACCCCAAAAAAGAAGAATGACAAAAAAAGCAGGCGAAGAATGACAAGAAAAGTACTAAATATTTTTTTCATGTCTATAAAATAGCACACTTGCAAAGTTTTGCAAAGCATGATAAGCTGGCATGGAAGGCGAGGGGGACTATATAGATATTTATATAGAATATTTATAGTAATATTAAGATAATGGTAATAGTAATTAATAATATACATATAGTTTCATATAGCTATATAGGTAGGCAGGCCGGTTTTTGTAGGTCGTATGAAATCATCCTAGTATTTTTGGTGTGTATGTCACACCCCCATATATATAATACATGAGCCTGATGCGTTTTTGGGGTGGGGTGTGTCTCTATAGACACACAAGTTCTCACAAGAATCCAATAGGATTCTTACTGTTGCAGCAAAACAACACGAAGTGTTGCCTAAATGCCACAATCCTTCATGCAAAGCATGACTTTGGAGACTAAGAAGACCTAAAAGGTCTTGTAAATTAGCAACAGTGTCTCTAAAGTGTGGCTATAAAGCCACACAAGAGACAAGACTAACCCTCCCTATGTTATTGATTTTAATCAATAAACTCCCCAAAATCTCACTGTGTTGCTCTTCGGCAACACTGATGAGATTATTCTTTGCGCGATGAACCCAAAGGGTTTTCGACGATGAACCTTTTAATGTATCAATATTCTTCACAAAGTGAAGGGTTTTCGACGATGAACCTTTTAGTGTATCAATATTCTTCACGAAGTGAAAGAATATAATGATACACTTAGTAGGAGACGACGACGATGGCGACGGTTTCGGTCATGGCGATAGCCATTGTGGTTCTTTTCAGCCTCTGCCTTTGGCAGTTTCTGTCAGCAATGGAAGCCTTGCCTTGGCAAGACGAAGATGTTGCTAGGCTCCGTCGAATCAATCGTAAGATTGAAGCCAAGGCTCGTGAGAACCTGCGCCACGAAAAAGTTATGCGAAGCATAAAATCCTCTTGACAACCCCAAAGCCTTATGTGTATCAATCTTCTCCACGAAGTGAGAGAAGATAATGATACACTTAGAAACCCCACAGGAGACGACGATGCAGAACCACAACGAAATCTTTTTCGTAGAAAACTTCGGCAAAGGTCGCTACACTGCCTACACCAGCATCAGCAGCAATGAATATCTCGATATTCATGGACCTGATGGAAGCTACATCACGACGATCCATCTGGATGAAACTGACAGTTTCATTGACAACTTCATTGCCAACAACTGATTAGTGTATCAATATACATCACGAAGTGAATGTATATAATGATACACTTAAAACCGCCAGCAAAAGGAGCATCCCAAATGGCGAAGACTGCAAAGCTTACCTTCCGTGTCAATGCTCGTAGCCCCAAGTACAACTACGGTTTCCATCGCATCCAGAATGGATGGCGGTTCGACATCCCTTGGCATTCGCTGACCGTCTTCGACGGTGGCGACATCAACAAGCGGACCATTCGGTCCAACCAGTCCGGCCTTCGCTGGATTGTTGAAAACAATCGCAAGAGCAAGACTCGTGTAGCCCACAACATCGCATAAGGCGAAATAGGGACAAGTAGTCCCTATCCAACGGTGATACCGTTGCTGATGAGCCTAAGCATCAACCTTCTAACGGAGTTAGAAAATGTTCGTTCGTGACCAAGCTATGATCCAGAAGTTTGCGGAGCAAAGCCCAAAGAATATGGCTGCGGTAGCAGTCTTCGTTATCTCGTCCATTAGGACGAGGCTGATTCGTTTGCCGATTATCATGGCAAAGTTTCGCAAGCATGGCTACATTGGCCTTGGCGAACTGATGCCGAAGCAAAGGGAAGGCTGTTCCTATGTTCTACAGAACAAGGACTGGCTGTTCCACATTGTGCAAAAGCACAAGGACGAGGAGTTGACTGACAGCGAACTCCTTCTGGAGTTTATGCGTATTCCTTGCATTGGCCTTGTAAAGGCTGGCTTCCTGATGCAGTGCCTTACAGGCAAGGTTGGCTGCCTTGATTGTCACAATCTCAGGGAATATTCTATTCCTGAGTCAGCCTTTAAGATGGCCCACAACAAGTACACTACGGCGAACCTTGTTAAGGTTGCCAAGTATGTAGATACTTGTGAAGATATCGGCGGCTCTGAGCATCTCTGGAACCAGTGGTGCGAAGGCATGGCGAAGCGTTATCCCGCTGTCTTCGACAGTGCCGACGACGTTTCTTGGCTCCATACTGACGCTATTCTTGGCGTCGGTACTTTCCCTACAAAGTAAGAGGCATTGACAAATGGCTGATACTACGCATAATGGCTGGACCAACTACGAAACATGGCGGATCAACCTTGAGGTATTCGATGGCGGATATTGGCGGGACATGACGCCGGAGCGGTGTCAGGAAATTGTGGAGGATATTATCTGCGATAATTCTGGCAACAATGTTGTTCAAGGATGGGCTGTGGCTTTTATCCAGAACGTCAATTGGCGTGAGATTGCCAACCATATCAACGATATGGAATACGAAGAGGTGACCCTGTAATGTCTGCGAATTACTATGGCACTACACCATTTATGGTGACGAAAGGAGTAATAGGGCAAAGCAGGGAGTGTCTAGTGTATGCCCTGCCTCCCTTTGAAAGTCTAGACAGCAAGCAGAAACTTGATTACATCAAGAACCTGAAAATTGAGTTGACTATCATCGAAGGCAAGCTTATAAATTCGATGAGTGGCATCGAAGCTTAGGCTGCATAACCTAACGGAGTTAGACCCATGTATGACATCACCACGAAGACCTTCCGCATCCTTGGCTTTGCCATCAAGGTTCCTTTTGGACGCACTTGGTATGCCAAGGACAGTGCGGGGATGTATGTCCCGGTCCTTGATACTCCTTACTTTGACAAGAAGTATTCTGGTCGGTGGGTTCCTGCCATTGGCAAGAATGCCGAAGGCAAGCCTATTCGTCTTGGTGACCAGTGGGTTCCTCCCGGCGATTACCTTGTAGAAGGTATTCGTATGCTTTGCAAAGATGCAAAGCGTATCCTGAAAGGGGATTGGTATGCTAGTCTATGACATGCTGTTCACACTATTCTGGATAGTATGTATAGCTTTCTTTGTCTTCCTTCTACGCAACAGAATGGATAAGTGATGCAAACGTATAAGGTCTATCAAATCCACCTCACAGAACGTGAGGTTTACGAAATCAACAAGGCTGGTGACCATTGTGTCGTCCCTCGTGGCGAAGCCAAAATGAAAACCATGTTTGGCAATGACAAGGCAACGAAAGCAGCGTGGGATGCTGGCTATTACGCCCATGTAGCAGACATCGAAGGCTATGACCTTGAAAATGTGTTTCACATTGGAAATGTGGGGCCAGAGGCAAACATTCGTCGGCTGTCAGCTATGCATAGCATAAGTGTTGGCGACATCATCGAAGACCCGAATAATATTCGGCACGTTGTCCTTCCCTTTGGCTTTGGAGAAGTTTGAAATGAAAAAGTGCAAAAGTCACAAACAGAATCTGGCGGAAGTAGATTCTTCTTTTGAGATTATAAATACGGAAATCTCTGTTTTGCTGAAAGAGTCCGGCAATCCACTAGCAGTCTGCTATGCTGCATTGGCTGCGTCAATTGAAGCATGCTACGATTGTGCACCATCACCTCTTCACGCCAACAAACTCATAATGAACTTGGTTGCCTTGAAGTGGGATAACGTCGTCGAAGAGTTTGAAGAGGACATCCAAGAATAATTAGTGTATCAATATACATCACAAAGTGAATGTATATAATGATACACTTAATCTTAACCCCGGAGTTTGCCACCATGAAACGTCGTAAACCATCGCTTCCCAAAAAGCGTAGCGTGTTTGCCTTGGCATTGGCAAACCCGTTGTTTAGGTCACGCAAGCTACCTAACAGCAAAGCTTGTGCCACTAAGGCGGCATGCCGTCGCCACAATATGCGAAAGGAACTAGCCAATGGCTAAGGTACTGATCCAGTTCGACAACGAAGGTAACTTCTATGCTTTCAGCAAGCGTCGTAAGGACAAGGGGCTGATGGTCCTTCATGTCAATGAGTACGGTGCTATCAAGGGCAAGGTTGTAAAACAACCCTCTGTTGAGCCGGTCGAAGAAGAGGTTGTTCAACCGGAGGTTAAGGCACCTGAACTGAACTGGGAAAATATTATTTCCCATGCCAATAGCCTTTATAGTCACGTCGGCCAGTAAGGAAAGGATACGTATCATGTCACTCGCAGAAATCAGCAGCAACGAACAGCAGTTGGCTAAAGCTTGCTTTAAGGTTATTGAGATGCCGGTCTACGGATGCTACAATTACCAAGACTATCCCGTGCCTGCCAAGAACAAGAAGATGCTTTGCACCTTCGATGAGGATGGGTACGAACAGTACCTGTCCATTGTCAACAGCACCTACAAAGTCATTGATAATAAAGAAGTTTTAAACGTGCTGTTTGACACGATGGATTCTGTCTTTAGCTGGGAACAGCGTGAGAAGATGGAGGTTGTTACAACCCTGAAGGATGGCGGTGCCACTACATTCGTAGAGGTTCGCCTACCTCGTGTTCAGACTGACATCGAAACCAACAGTGGTTTCAGGACCAGCCTCTACTATCGTAGCATCCTGCGTAATACCTTTGACGGCATGGGTGCGATGCGTCTTTACACTGGCAACATTGACAGGTACTGCACCAATGGTATGATTGGTGGGGACTACACTGTCCTGTCGGAAAGCCACCGCTCCATGTTCAACCCTAACGGGTTTGCTAAGGTACTGGAAAATACCATGACAAACTACCTAGAGGTAGGGGAGAAGGTTAAGCGGTGGGCAAAGGTTGGAATGACTGATAGCCTTGCGTCTTGGACATTCAATAAGCTTGTGCATGGCGACAAAGAACCGTCCGGTAGGTCTAATGACCTAGCTGCAAACCTTTTCGTTCAGTACTCCAAAGAGAAGGCTGTTCGTGGAGAGAATGTGTTTGCTTTAGCAAGTGCCATGACCCACTATGCCAGCCACGCCGAAGGCAACTTTGGTCTGCGGCAGTCTCGTAGCCGGGTTGTTCCTGTCAATGCCAAGCTGTTTGAACGGCAGGAAAAGGTACGTGGATGGTTCAACAGCGAAGCCTTCAAGACGGTAGCTTACGCAGCATAAGGAGACAGGTAATGGATAAAGACTTTCTGAAAGAACTGTTTGCTGAGTTGGAGAAAGACAACGGCAGCAACGTCGTCCCTCTTCACGAAAGTCCTGATCCACGAGTGTCGGCAGCAAAGGTATTGCTGTCGGCACTTGAAACTACCTTGGAAAATGTGCTTGTTCTTGGATATGAGGACGGCGGCAAACCCTACGCCGGATGGTCCGCCATGTCAGATCAAGACATCCTCTGGATGCTTGAGACATTCAAGCACAGGCTTTTAGCAGACGCCTGCGATGAGGATGTTGACTAACCCGTCAAAGGCTGCTAAGTTTACTTGCTTTTAACAATGGAGAAAGTTATGAAGGTCATGGTCAAAGAAGTCGAGAACGAAGGTCTTGAGGCCCTGATGGGTCAGCGAGTTACGCTGTTCTGCGGCGTCTACATCTACACCGGCAAGCTGGTCGGCGTGAATGCCACTTGTGTAAAGCTGGAGGATGCTGGCATCGTCTATGAGACTGGACCATTCAACGACAAGAAGTGGAAGGATTGTCAGTCCCTTCCCAACGATTGGTATGTGGCAATTCAGAGCATCGAGTCGTTCGGTGTGATGAAGTCGTAAAAGATCAGCGGGGAGAGGCATTTGATGTAGATTTACATCTACGTATTGTCTCTCCTTTTTCTCTCCCCTTGTGTAGCGGGACGATACCTATGAGGACAAAGCGGAATAAATCTTGGTCTGGGTCTGGGGCTAGGTCTTGGTCTGGGTCTGAGTCTGAGTGTTGGTCTGGGTCTGAGTGTTGGTCTGGGTCTGAGTGTTGGTCTGGGTCTGAGTGTTGGTCTGGGTCTGAGTGTTGGTCTGGGTCTGAGTGTTGGTCTGGGTCTGGGTCTTGGTCTTGGTCTTATTCTGGGTCTTGGTCTTGGTCTTGGTCTTATTCTGGGTCTGGGTCCGGGTCTTGGTCTGGGTCTTGGTCGGGTTCTATATCTAGGAGCAGTGTATGATAACAAAGCGGACTAAACTTAGGTCTGGGTATTGGTCTGTGTCTTGGTCTGAGTCTTGTTCTAGGTCTAAAAGTTATGAATGACGCCTCTTATCGTAGGAAATAACGGGCCTTGACTGGCAAAGGCTAATGAATTATCATTATAAATGGCGGTATCGTCAACCGTCTTAGTTAGTGTATCAATATACATCACGAAGTGAATGTATATAATGATACACTTAACATCTCAACAACCGACTCTGTGAAAGGAGTGTGATCCATGAAGTACGACTTTCAAGACTATGAGTCAATTCCAAATTCCCTATCTGACTATGTAATGGGAATTGCCGACGCAGACTACATTACTGACATCCATTTGGATGACATCAATGATTTTCTGAATGGTCTTGAAGACTGGATGGACGATCCAGCCTTAACATATAACCTACATATGAAGGAGTACTAAGTAGATGGGTGATATAACGCTGGCCCTTCCAAGTAAGGATGGCATCAGCATATCCTTTAGGGGCATCGAAGATGACTTCAGTTACGTCTCTGTGTCTTACAAAGATATAGCGGAAGATTTTCTTGATAGCCTTATGTCGCCCGTACATGAGACTGATGACGGGGAGATTGTGATGGCAATCAAATCTAATGACGCAGAAGCGGCGCAGCAGATAAAGGATGTCATTACTTCTCTCCGTTATCTAGCCGATTGGCTAGAGCATGAGTATGGAAAGCAAACTCTTGGAGAGTTTAATCTTTCCAACAAATTGGATTCCAACTACATAGGACACTAGTCCAATGCCCTTCACTGATCCAGCAACGTGCCTCGCATTAGCAATCTACTGGGAGGCAAGAAACCAACCAACGTCTGGTCAAGTTGCCGTAGCACAGACCATTCTCAATCGCGTTAGCGACAAAAGATTTCCAAATAATATCTGCGCCGTAGTGACGCAGGGTCCACGCCGCAACGGGATGCCTGTCAAGCACCAATGCCAGTTCAGTTTCTATTGCGACGGAAAGCCTGATCGTCCAGCAAACCTCTTAGCCTACGACAAAGCAAAGTATCTTGCCTTTGCAACCATGTCTCTTCAAACTGTTGACATATCAGACGGTGCACTGTACTATCATTCCGTTGATGTCAGCCCTGATTGGGCGTCTGAGAAACAAGAAGTAGCAAGGATAACGGATCATGTCTTCTACAAGTAACACTATCGTTCGTGTCCCATGTGCCGATTGCGATGGGCAGGGGACCGTTGAAGCTTACACGTACAGCCCTTGGCAAGTTGGTCCCACCCAAACTTGTGGATGGTGCGACGGCAGGGGATACATAGACTACGAGGAAATTTACGACAGCATTGAAGATGCTAAGGCAGACTACCCCGACTCAATTGGAATCTTTTTTAAGGAAGAAGAATGACTACGTTCAATGCCTATCAGGCTCTGGCTAACCTGACTGTAGTGTATGACAAGACATACAACGTCATGTATCCAACCCTTGGTTTGGTTGGTGAGGCCGGAGAGATTGCAAATAAAGTAAAGAAAATCTATCGTGATAAACGAGGAGAGTTTTCTGACGCTGATCGTGAAGAGATTGGCAAGGAGATAGGCGACGTACTCTGGTACTGCTCCGCACTTTGCACAGACTTAGGACTTAACTTGGAAACCCAAGTGGAAAATAACTTGCGAAAGCTTAGGTCTAGACTAGAACGTGGAACTTTACAGGGGTCTGGCGATAACCGCTAGACAATGATCCAATGCTTGAAGACTCAACGGTCTTCAAACGAAATGAAAAAGTTCTTGATATCTTAACTAAAGTAGCAGCCGACATAACAGAGCCTGTGCGAAATTACAGGCTGGCTGCTGCTGTAGTTTTGAAAAACTCTATCGTTTCGTTTGGGACAAACTCCTACAAGACCGATCCTTTTCAGGCACGGTGGTCGAAGAACCACCACGCCATCCATCTACATGCGGAAATAAATGCAATAAAAAACGCAATGAAAAAGATTGATCTTGAACTACTAAGAAAAAGCAGCTTGTATGTAGCTAGGGTGGTGAGTGATAATGACCGGAGCGGTTTCACCCGTGCCATGTCAATGCCCTGCCCCGGATGCCAACGGTGCATCGCAGAGTTTGGCATCAAGAATGTTGTATACACAACCAGCGAAGGACATGAGTACCTGTAATGGATAACATAAACAAACATAGCAAGGTTGAACTTGTTGACTACATGGGCAGCGACTTGACTGTCGTCAACGCAGCAAGGGTTTCCTTTAATAAGGAATCAAACTGGGAAGAGATTCCGTTCAATGATGGTGGCGCAGCCAAGGCACTGAAGAGTGGCGACGAAAAGCTTATCACCTACCTCGCAGAGCATGGGCATTGGTCACCCTTCTCACATTGCACCTTGACATTCCGCATCTCAGCACCTATTTTTGTAGCAAGGCAGTTGGTCAAGCATCAGATAGGCCTAGCTTGGAATGAGGTTAGCAGGAGGTATGTCACCTATGAACCGGACATCTGGTTCCCTACCATGTGGAGAAAGCAGGACGACAACAAGAAGCAGGGTTCCAAGAACAAGGAAATCAATAGTCCATCCATTGCCGATCATGTATACGAAGACGCCTCTCGTCACGCCATCGCAGCATATGAAAGCCTAATTAATCTTGGAGTATGTGCGGAGCAAGCAAGGGCTGTCTTGCCACAGGCAATGTTCACCGAGTGGTACTGGACTGGCAGCCTATATGCCTTTGCTAGGGTTTACAATCTACGGACCCACTCAACGGCACAGGCCGAAACAAAAGAGGTTGCAATCCAGATTGGACACCATGCCGAACAAAAATTTCCAGTATCTTGGTACTCTATCACAAAAAGGTTAAACAAAAATGGCTAAGACAGTAAAAGAAAAAGAAAAGATTGCTCTTAAAAAGCACCAAGCAACGTCAATCGGTGCCTCCAATAACTCAAGGCCGAAGAACAAGGACAAGCGTCGAAGCTGGAAGAAGTATCGGGGGCAGGGGCGGTGACCGTCGTCGCCTTCGACGTTGAAGTAGAGAAACTTTTTATCCGTGGCAAGGTAGATTTCTATAGACTTGTCCGCATTGAAATGGTAATGATGGGCTACGACCCAAATGATCCGGCAGATGTTGCAGAGTTTTGGGAAGAAGTTAACTTGGCCTTTCTTGGAATAACCAATCAACAACCTAAACAACCTGACTGGTAGGAGTATACCATGTATAGCGTTACAGACATCCACCATCGCGTCGATGAGTTGATGGCAGAAGGTAAGCGTAGCTTGCTAAGAGGCTGGTCGATGCAAAGCATCATGCATGTCATTGGCGTAGAGTTTGACGACCCCGCAAAGCTTGTTGCTCGTGAGTACATTGTGCATACAAAGTGTGGCATCGAAGACGAGGTTAAATACATTGACAAGGCGATTGCAGCGGCACGACAAGAGGCAAAGACAAACAGCAAGCAGCTTCTATTGAAAGAGTTAACGTCAGTTAAAAGTGAATGAAATGAAAAACCTTTGGGATAAAGATAGGAAGATTGTTTTCCGTGAGTTATACACAATGTATCTTGAAGAAGGATACAGCAGCAAGGAAGCTAAGAGGTTGGCGCAGGAAGAGGCAAACGAAATGCTTGCCGATGACAGTGCCTTCGTAAAAGAAATCCTAGACGGTGAAGAGGAAGACTAATGAATATCTTTTTTCTAGATCGTGATCCTATCAAGGCTGCACAACAGCATTGCGACAAGCACGTAGTGAAAATGATCTTGGAGACTGGGCAGTTGCTGTCAACCGCACACAGGCTTCTTGATGGTGACGAATACGCTGACAGGTATGGACTGTATAAAGTTACCCACAAGAACCACCCATCTGCGGTGTGGGCAAGGGCAAACAACAACAGCTATCGCTGGCTGTACGATATGTTCGTTGCTCTTGGAGAAGAATACACCTATAGATACGGTAAAGTACACGCAACCATCCAGAAACTGCGTGACCCCCTAAGCTCCTCACCTTGGAATGCTCCACAAGCATTCATGTCTGAACCCCCACAGTGTATGCCGGATGATGTTAAAGCATTGGATTCTGTTACTGCTTATCGCAATTACTATCGTATCTATAAAGCACCTATCCTCAAATATACACGACGTGCTGCCCCAGAGTGGCTTGCATGAAGTACGGTAAAGTGTGGGGAGAAACAGAACCCCTTCTGCAAACACCGTTTGTGGAAGTGCATCGCATCTTTATCAAGGCCGGTGGTCAATGCTCCTTTCATGCACATAAGCATAAGTGGAATATGTTTTATGTCATAACTGGAAGGCTTGACATTCACGTTCAAAAGAATAACTATGCATTGACAGACGTGACCCGGCTGTTCGCCAACCAGTTCACCACAGTCAGCCCAACGGAGAAGCACTTCTTTGAAGCCATCACTGATGTAGAAGCACTTGAAATCTACTACCCAGAACCACTGTCTGAAGACATCCTTCGTGAAAGCGTCGGAAGAATTAAAGGAGTAGCAGGTAATGTTCGTAGTGAGTGATATGTATGGAAGAATACATGACAGATGCCCCACAAAAGCAGAGGCACTTGAGTTCTTTAAAAGCATGGAAGGGCTTGCCAACACGCTGCGTTGTGAGTGGGAGTACGTAAGAGACGACACGATGGCACTAAAGAACGGCCATGAGGTTATCAACATCTACACAGTGTACGAACAGACTAACCCCTAGTGTATCAATATACATCACGAAGTGAATGTATATAATGATACACTTGACTAACACCCCCAAGGATGTATGATGTCAGCCATGACAGATGACTACCCCAACACCAAGGAAGTAGGGCGTGGACCATGCCCTTCATGTACCTCAAGCGATGCCTTCATTTCCTATGACGATGGTCACGGGCATTGCTTTTCTTGCGGCTATCATAAACATAAGGATAAGGACGAAGGCATGACCGTACACCCACTACCCAATCGACCCACGAACACCTTCTTCGATGGAGAAAGATTTCGTGGAAACGTCGTAGCTATTGCAGACCGTAGTATTGCACGAGACACGGCACAAAAGTATGGGGTCAAGTGCACCCTGTCAGAAAACGGAACCATTGAACGTCACGCCTATCCTTATCACGACGCAAACGGCAACGTCATTGCCTACAAGAGCCGTTTGTGTAAGACAAAGGATATGTTTATTGAAGGCAACATTCAGCAAGCACGGATGTTTGGTCAGCAGCTATTCGCACCGGGTGGTAAGTACATTACCATCTGCGAAGGTGAACTGGACGCCATGTCGGCCTTTGAGTTGACCGGCAGTAAGTGGCCCTGTGTCTCCATCAAGACTGGTGCACAAGGCGCAGTCAAAGATGTCAAGGCAAACTTTGAGTACCTCAATTCGTTTGAGACTGTGGTCCTGTGCTTCGACTCCGACAAGGCTGGCAAGGAAGCTGCCGCTGCTGTAGCAGAGGTGTTTGAACCCAACCGTTGTAAGGTTGTAAACCTTGTGCTGAAAGATGCCAATGAGTATCTGATGCAGAATAAGCGGGAAGAGTTTACCCGGCTCTGGTGGAATGCACAACCGTACACACCGGCAGGCATCGTCAACCTTGCAGACATGGGTGACAGCCTATACAACGAAGAGCATACGCTTACTTGCATGTACCCCTTTGAGGGGCTAAACAACCTGCTGTATGGTATCCGTACCGGAGAACTAATTACCCTGACGGCAGGGACTGGCACCGGCAAGTCAAGCGTGATGCGTGAACTGATGCACCACGTTCTAAAGAACACGAAGGACAACATTGGTGTTATCTCTCTGGAAGAGAACACTCGCAGCACAGTCTTCCACCTCATGTCAGTTGAGGCAAACCAACGCCTATACATTCGTGAGGTTCGTGAGCAGTTCCCACAGGACCAGCTACGTGAATGGGAGAAGGCAACGGTAGGGACACGCCGCTTCTTCGCCTTCGACCACTTTGGTTCACTAGGCACAACAGAAATCCTTAACCGTGTACGCTACATGGTCAAGATTCTTGATTGCAAGTGGGTGTTCCTCGACCACCTGTCCATCCTTGTGTCAGGTCTGGAAGGCGAAGACGAACGACGCAACATCGACCAGCTAATGACAAAGCTACGTTCTCTTGTAGAAGAAACACGCTGTGCACTGGTTCTTGTCAGCCACCTACGCCGTGCTGCCGGATCAGACCGTGGTCACGAAGATGGCAAGGCAGTCAGCCTCTCGCATCTCCGTGGGTCACAGGCAATTGCACAGCTATCAGATGCAGTCATTGCACTTGAGCGTGACCAGCAAGCCGAAGACCCCAATGCCGCCAACACCACAACGATCCGTGTTCTGAAGAACAGGTACGCTGGTGAAACTGGTATCGCTTGTCACTTGTTTTTTAATCGTGACACTGGTAGACTGCATGAGGTTGAGAACTTGGGCGACAGCCCAGACGGACAGATGGACATAGAAACGGAGACAATCTGATATGAAATATGCGGTGGACATTGAAGCAGACTCACTTACCCCGTCCACCATT